TAGTCAAATATTGCGTTCTTAGCCCATGGATCTTTGACAAAAGAAGTTAGATTCATTAGCATTAGTCGACAAGAATCATAAGGAGATAGAATAATTTCTCCACATGGATTAGTTGAAACTGAGCCGAAGCCTTCTTCTTCATAAATGTCAGAAGGTGTCATCTTCTTTGCAGTATCCCAAAATAAAACACCCGGTTCAGCTGAAGCGTGTGCTCCCTCAATTATCTCGTGCCAAATTTCAGATGCACTATCCATTTTACTTATCTTGGGACTTTCATCGCTAACAGGCCATCTGAGTTCTACTTCGCTTTTATCTCGAACTGCATTCATAAACTCATCTGTGACTCTAACAGAAATATTTGCACCTGTTACTCTTGTCAGATCCCGCTTAATCTTTATGAAATCTCGAATTTGGGGATGATGGACCGATATCGTCAACATTAGAGCGCCTCTGCGGCCGCCTTGGGCCACTTCACGACAAGAATTGGAGAATCTATCCATGAAGACTTCTATACCATCAGTGGTTCTTGCAGCGTTTCCTGTTGTCTCTCCTTTCGGTCTTATATTTGATATGTCAAATCCTACACCACCTCTACGCTTGGCAATTTGCACAAGCTCCTGATCTGTTTTTAAAATCCCGCCATAGGAATCGCAAGGAGCTTCTATAACAAAGCAGTTTGAAATAGACTGAATCTGATGCTCGTTCCCTATTCCGGCCATTGGTGATCCTTGCGGAACTACATATTTGAAATCTTTCAATAGATCGTAGATCTCATCTTCTGACATTGGGTTCGGATATTTAGACTCTACCTTAGTAAATTCTCCTGCCAGCCTTTTATGCATATCATCAGGTGTTGATTCAAGAAAGTTGGCCGACTTGTTTGTCAATGCATACTTTGTTATAAATACATTTGCAGCAAGATCATCATTTTTAAAGTAGTCCGATGAGGCCTTGAAGGCTTGATCGTAATCAATACATATCTTCATAAATTATCCCATCTAGTCCTGTTGAACTTCTTTCCACTTTGCTTTTAGCAAATTCTTCATTGTTCTTGCATCGTTTTCAGCTACTTCATTGAGATTCAAGTCCTCTTCATCTAAAAACTCAATTTTTGATCGCGCAGTATCCATCTTTATTGGAAATAAAAGCCCATCTCTTCCAGCTCTATTTTTTGCAACAAAGAGCCTACCAACTCCAGAAGACTTCTCCATAGGTTTTCTAGATAGAGATATAACAACATCTGCGACCATAGCCTTTCCATAAGCCTCAGACATGTTTTCTAATCCAACTATATCAGATTTTGCTGAGTCTCTATTAGCCTGCGATGCTGTCCAAACAGGAACATTCAACTCCATTGCTAAATTTCGAAGCTCTTCATAGATCAATTTCAATTCATGTCGAAGAGAATCATATTGACGAGAAGATCTCATAATATCTGCATAGTCGATGACAATAAGACTGGGCATAAATTCTTTCAACTTTAGCTTCTCTATATGATTTCTTATTGTTTGCACTGTAGCGGTCCCTGTTGGATACTCTTTGATTATCAGTCTTCCCAGATCTAAATCTTTATACTTAGACAATACTCTGTCTTTGTTATCTTGTACTTCATTGCTTGGAATATTACAAAGATTACTATCATATCTGAGCCCTACAGCTGTCTCTGTTAATTCAAATGTATAGTGAACGACATTTTTTCCGGCACGCAGGGCGTTTGCTCCCATTGCTACGAGCCAATGAGACTTTCCAACACCAGTATTTGCGGTGACGACACCGATCTCGCCGCGGCCGAGGCCTCCGTTTAAAATATCTTTTCTATCAAGCTCTACCAATCCAGTTGGACAAACTCGTCGATTAACCTTGACAAATCTTGCTTCAATATCTTCAAAGAAATCGTGCCCGGTGGAAGACGGCATGCCAACAGAGACAGCATTTTTCATTATTGAAAGAACGTTTTCAAACTGTCCGTCGTGAATAAGATTCACAGACTCTTGAAGTGCTTCTTTAAATGCCTGTCTTTTGCAAAAGTCTAAAGCCTTGTCTTTAACGTATTTCAGGTCACCATGATCTGGGTTTGTCTTAATCCTGTGTAGATATCCAACTATCTGTTCTCTCAGAACAGCATCATTCCCCTGGCTTAGATCGTCCCGTATAATGCTTACAAGTAACCCCATTGTTGGAAAGCACTTATAGTTCTCATGATATTTGAAGTACTTCTCTGTAAGATAGTGAAGATACTTCAGCTCAAAGAAACTGGGGATCATTACTTCTACCATTTGAGCAGCCCAAACATGATCATGCAAAAGACCTTGAAAGATCTTCTCCTGAAATGCTTTTCCGTACTGCTTAAAGTGACCGTGACTATTTTGCAAAGGCGTTACCTTTGCATTTTCTTGGGACATTCTAACCTCTTAGAGCAAAATTTAAAGACAAAAACAGAGCATCAACATCGAACGTATGCAAACCCTCAACTGATAAGGCTCTCATCATAGCTATTTTATTACGAGCAGGCGTAAAAGTATCAATTACCCCTTCTATCTTTTGAATTTGTGTTCCAGTCAAATTCACAGTATCTAGATGCATTAACTTCCAATTCCTTCGTGCAATATCAGCAGACTCGACAATCTTTTGATAAGCTTGAACTTTTGATTCTTTCGTTCTCTGCTCGCTCAAACTAATTATATCGTTAACACTCACAAATTCCTTCTTTGAAAGTTCGGGAAAACGCTTGGCGAGGACCTTAAAACCAACACCTTTTATTCCAGGGATTCCGTCGGAGGTATCTCCACAAAATGTTCTCGCTTGACAAAAATTTTCAGGATGAATTGAAAATCTTTCTAAAACATCATCAACATGTATGTACTTCTTGCTTGTGGGTGAAAATATTGTAACCCTCTCAGAAACAAGTTGATAAAAATCTTTATCTGATGAGTAGATCACACATTCTTTATCAGTGAACATATTTTTTGACATATAACCTATAACATCATCTGCCTCACAATCAGATACGTAAATCTGACATACGGGGGCATTTTTAAGTAAATTTACCAAGAAGGTTACCTGGTTGTTTCGATTAGAAACCGTGTCAGGTATTTCAGAGTAAAATCGATTCAGCCTTTGTGGCTTTTTATTTTTTTTATAGTCTGGGAACAACTTCCTTCTTTTTGAAGACCCTCCACCTTCCCAGATTATATACACAGCCGAAGGGAAAACTTCGGAAACGATGTTTTTTAGACCATTCAAGAATCCGACAGCGCCACCTATCGGTTCCCCGTGTCGATTCATTGTGGGATTTGCACAAAAATGTCGTGTGAAGACATTATAAGCATCTATTAAAAGAACCGGTCGTTTTGTCATCTATTCTAGCGCTCCGTCGAGCGCAATTGATCGAATCTCCTCGTATGACTCTGAATCTATGTCGTATTCTTGACTTGACATCTTCTTGATCATTACTACATCCAGCAGACTATTAATATAACCTGAATACTCTGAGTTGTTCATAATTTCATCAAATGAGGGCTTATGAAACTTCTTTTCAATTAAAACCTCACCTGTTGTTGTATCTGTTACAGTAAAGGTCTTCCATGCACCTGTTCCGGCTACACATATTTCTTTTCCATCAATTGTCTCGGGCCCGTGTTTTCTAAGAACATCAAATATTTGAACATGTTCTCTTATCCCTTTTCCAAAATGAATTTCAAAATCAATCTTTCTAAACGGAGGAGCAACCTTATTTTTAATTGTCTTTGCAGATACATGAATACCAATAACGTCATCGCCGTCTTTGATTTGCTGCCCTGCACCCAGTTTGATTCTAGTAGATGCATGGAATGGAATTGCCTTTCCACCCGGGGTTGTATCAGGATCGCCATACATGACACCAATCTTTGTTCTGATCTGGTTAAGGATTACAAATAATACATTTTGATTTGCAATGACGCCAGTAATCTTGCGCATTCCCTTTGAAATTGCACGTGCCTGTAACCCAATAGACTCTTTGTCATAATCACCCATAAGCTCTGCTTTTGGTGAAGATGCGGCGACAGAATCCCAAACAATAGTTACAGGTATGTCTTTATTCATTGCCTTGGCTTTCATAATAGTAGCCTCAGCAATTGAAAGAACTTCCTCTGTGCAGTGTGTATCGACATAAACAAAACGCTGAGATACATCGACACCAAGCATTTTTAGATTTTCAACAGAAGTTGCATTCTCAGTATCAATATAGACAACAATTCCGCCCATTTTCTGTGTAGTTCTTGCAATCTGTGTTGCAATGTGAGACTTTCCAATGCTCGGCGGGCCAAAGATCTCAACAATTCTTCCTTCGGGTAAACCGCCGTCTTTTCTATTAGAGCAAATATAATCTAACAGCTTAGAACCAGTACTGATCCACCTGTTAACATGTGTTGGAGATTCATCATATGCTAAGTTATATGCAACTCGCTCTCCAAGCTCTTTGTTAAGTGAGCTAATTAAATCAGAAGTAAAATCATCTGTTCTATTTTCTTTGCTAGTTATTGTAGTTTTTCTTTTTGCCATTATTAGTCCTCTTCTGAATATTAATGTGCAAATAGCAAAGTGTTCATAATAAAAAAGGGAGGCCAATTGGCCTCCCTTGTGAAGATTTGAAAAATAACCTTAGAGCGTTTCTAAGTCTGCAAAGGCATCATCAAGTGATTTATAATTCGAATCTGTTGTACTGCTAGAAGTTCCAGTAGAGCTGGACGTTTCTGTAGTTCCTCCACGAGTTGTTCCGGTATCATCATCATCAGATCCGTCATCACCGTTGAGCCAATCATTTACAATCTTTTCTAGCTCGTCGTAAGTCTTACAAGTAAACATATCATCAAGATTAGGAATACTTTGAATCCACTGTGTAGATTGTGCTTTGTCAGATGACAACATCGAATCCTTGCCTCTTGGACGAACTTCTGTCATTGCCCACATGCGACCAGGTGGCTTATTGCAAACAACCTTGATATCACGGCCCTCTGTAGGGTCAGTAATATCTCCATAGTCTTCATCAAGCATAATGTTCAGCAAAGATTGATAGACAGTTTTACCAAATGCCCAAAGCCGAACACCCTTGTCTTCCTCACCTCGGACAACAACAGGGGCATAACTTCGCATCTTAGGATAAAGCTTCTTGGCCAGCTCGTAAGACTCCTTAGACCCGTCGTCACGGAGCTTAGTAATAAGCTCTTGAATTGGATCTGCGTCACCAAACTGGTAAGGGGCAAGAAGCCCTGGATTGTTTCCGATATTATAGTAGAAATAACGTTCCTTGAAAGGTTGACCGTCATTGTCTTGGAATGAAAGCAGACGAACAGTGTGTTCCTCTCCTTCTTGTGGGCGCCACATAGTGTTGCGCTTTGAATTGTTTCCAGAAAGCTGACTCAGCTTCTTTCGAATTGCATCGAGATCTATTGCCATTTTTAACTCCTTAATGTTTAATGTGCAAATGTTTAATTGCTATACATTATAGCATGCTGTATTTAGTTGTTCAAATTTTTATTTAGACTTGCGTCTTTTCTTTTTGCCCCTTTTTTTCTTACCGGGCATGTAAGGTTTTGCACCGCCAAAACCGCTTCCAGCAGCCTCAGCGGGTGTTCTTCTTTTTCGACCATGAGTGGGTGGAGATGCGCCTAGTGGAAGTGTTACGCCTCGAATATTTCCTCTAGAAATCCCAGCGCCACCTCCCATTCCAATTGCATTGACCTCTTCTACCTCATCATCTTCTTCAAGCTCGTCTTCATCAATGATTTCTTCTTTTTCCGTGAGGAGGATTCCTCTTACAAACTCTCTGAGTAATGCTTCGTCCATTGGTTCTTCTTCCTCTTCCATTTCTTTGCCCGGGCAATCAAAGAGATATTCATCACAGTCTGGATCTAGTGCACCTGCAAGTGATCTAGGGATCGATGCAGTTGACGAAGCTGGAGCTGAAGGATCTCCGGCTGTTCCTACATAAAAAGGGCGACGGCCGCCCTGATACCTACCTGGTTTTTCATACTCTTTTAAGCTTGGCATAAAGATAAATATCCCCCAGATATCAGTCTTTCAAAGCAACAGTCATTCTTATTGCATTATTCAAAGCTATGGACAAAACAGGTTGCGAGTTTAGATAAAACTTGCTTTCATCATTTAGTGCCCCTGAACTTAAAAGGATCGTCAAATATTCTTCTCTTGATAGCTTGGCGCCTATTTGATTAAGCAACCAAACTGACCTATGCTCAACTGTCATCTTGCCAATTTTTTCATTATACTTATAAAACTGCCCCAGCTTCTCCTGATGCCACTTAGAGTCTTCTGGAACAAATAGATCATTCTCAAGATCGCCTACCTTTCCAATTGCATGAAATAACGAAACAGTAATCATTGACTTTACTGTAAGTTCTAGTTTGTGGGCTTCGTTTTCTCTTCGTAAGCTATTTAAAACTCCTAACGAATACTCGATTAGGCCTCCGGGGGTCGCCCAACCGTATTCTTCTCTACCGCTATAGGGACATAATGCTAGGCGATCGCCTAGCGTCTCAATAAAAAAAGAATAAAGATCAGCACGATCTTTATCCTTCTGACTCAATTTATAAAAAAGCTCAAAATTACTCTGTACTTTTTCAGCGCTTATCTTACTCAAAATTACCTCCTTTAAAAAGGTAACATGTAGCTAGATAGATTTACAAGTTAAGAGAGGTTTTTAAGTTCTGAAAGAACAAAGCTTCTGAGTTCTTCTGACGTCATTGACTCTATTAAGTCGTCGGTATGGTCTTTATCCCAATGAACATTTTTGCCGCCCGCCCAGGCATCTTCTTGGGCTTTTACATCAGCTGTATCGTCATGTGATAGAGGATCATCTGTTGTCTTCATCTCTTCTGCAATGATTCTTCTAAGTTGTTTTCTCGTGATTTTCATTTTGTACCTTTTAGATTGAAAGGGGTTATCTAACAGTAATTATTACGTCACAGATGTTTATTTTATGGAATTAAGTTAAAACTTTCACCCATAGAATCGCTTACGTTCAAAGGAAAGTCGACATCAAACTTTTCAACTCTCGATCCAGCGCTTGCCAGATCATCAATCATAGACAGCTCATCGCTAGGAACGTCTAGTAAGAGCGCATCGTGTATTAAAAATATTGGAACTGCCCTCATTTTTGAACTTTTGATCTTTTCAATTATATTTGAAAACCCGGAGAGGCACACATCAACGCCTGTTGACTGAACATAGTGACTTACAAGCAAGTGATCATCAGATCTTGAAAAGTATAGCGGCCTACCGAAAAAATTAGTTATCTTGCCTTTCTGGCTAAATTCTCTTCTTAATTTATTTGCCAATGATGTAATACCAAAAATTCGTCTTATTTTGTCTAATACTTCTGAAGCATCTATCGAGTGAGGCAAGAGACCCTGTAGTTTTAAAGATGATATTCCGTAAAGTGCACCCATAACAGACATCTTCAATTTTGCCCTTTCAAGTCTTAAACCCGTTTTCTTTGCGATATCATCGTAGATATCTCCTGACAACATCTTGCCCGAAAGTGCTAGCATGATTCGAGGTTCTAGTGAGGAGTAGTCAAACTGTACTATCTTTCCTCCTTTGAATTTTGAACTTATTATCGATCTATGCTCTTTCTTAAGTGTTAGGATTTTAGGGCCTCGCTTTACAGTTGTACGTCCAGTTGAGCCCTGTTGATAAACAGGTGCGCTTAAATGACCAGATTCATCAGGTACAAAGCTTTTTAATGTCGAAGTAAGTGTAGGATTCCCTTCTTTTGTGATATAATGATTAAGAGCTTTCACGTCAATAAAACTATCACAAAATGATGTCAGAACCCTTCTGTTGCTTAGGAACTTTTCATAATATGTTGTATCATTTAAATGATCAAGAACGCTCTGGAGGTCACCTAGAAGGCCTGTGATATACTTTTGAAACTCATCGTGGGGTAGAACTAAATGCCATGGAACACTTAAGGCGCCCGGTTGGCCGATTTCAGTAAAAGATCTAATGTACTTTTCTGGTGGAGACTCCTGGGGCGACATATTAAAGAGCAAACAAAGATCGTTTAAAGACTGTTCATAGTTTGGCGCATTTCCATAAAACCATGCACCTGACGGAACACTCGAAGACCAACTATATAGTTGGTCCGATGTCTCATAAACTAGATGTTTTTCGGTTCCTAGAACATATCTTGAAATACATAATTCCATACCAATTTATATAGAGAATACCTGTAGTGTACAACTATTCAGCACCGTATAAAGCAGCTATTTCTGCTGGTGTCTTAATAAGGAAGTCTCTTATTCCATCGTGATCCAAAATACGGGTTTTGATAGCATTAGAATACATACCATCATTATTTTTGATAATTAGTGCAGTCATCGGTCCCCAGTGGTTCATATTAGTTTGAGAGAGACCAAAAGCCACGTTACCACCGTCGTATGCCATGGCCCATGCCTTTGATTGGCTGGAAATGAATGCATTTGCAAGAGTTAATGGATTTCCTTTAGAAGAGCAACAATTTCTCATCTTCAACATGTTCTTCCATGCGGCAGTCTGAATTTGTCCCTTTGTTGTTCCGTGCCAGGCAGCGTTGTCGTTCGGGGCTACGCCGCGGGGGAAGAAAGTCCGAAGTTTTTGGCGGGCTTCTGCATTTGTATTTGCCATAAAAGTATCCAAGTCTCCTGCGCTATCTCTACAAAATGTATAGAAACCTCGGATATTATTATAGTGATCCTGGTGAGCCTGAATATAAGATGGATGGGTTCGGTTGCTGTTATGTGTGACCAAATAATTCTCCATGCCCATTGCATGAAACCTGAGACCGTCGACGGAAAGTGGTATATTGTTTTGATGCCTGGGTGGCCAGGCGCACGGAGATAAGTCCCTCCCACCGCCTCTTCTTTTAGTACTCATTAACTGCTTCCAAGGCACAGTAGAACCGCCCCAACCGGTAGCTGCTTTTATATAAGCTGATTTTCGAGTGGGCGCGTCCATAGTTTGGGGCCTGTCAACGGCACTGAAATTGAATCCTTCTAAATTAGAGATCGGTGCAGTACCTGCAACCCTGTCATAACAACTTGCAGCTGACAAGAAACAGGCCTGGATCAAGGATCTATAAGAAGACCAACAACTATCCAGCCAGGTCGTAAAGTCGGTCCCTCCTTGCAATGCTCTGGCTGCCCGGGCTGCTTGGGCTCGTTGTATACCCACTTCATGTATTTGATCGAGGGCAAGTTGACGATGGGCCTCCAGATTTGATGTGGCCACCTGTGTGGCACGGTCAAAACCTGCGTACGCTTCGCGGGCTGCAGCTAGCTCGGCCGGGTCCAGATCTTCGACTGCTGTTGTTGAAGTCGACGGATCTGTTGAGAGAATTTCAATTCCTGGTATGTCGGCCGCGCCGTTTTCTTCATTATTGATTCCTGCGGACATGGTTGCAGCGAGACGGTTTATTTTACTTATTGTGGGCGCAAATGATGCATAGCCTCCCTGGTATAGTAACTCTGCTTTTGTCTCAAATTTTCCTGCCTGTATTACATGGGATACTTTAAAGACACCGTACATAGAGTCAATATCGGTACCTGTTCGCATATCAATAAAGAACTGCTGCATTGGAGCTAAAAAGGGACAGCCAAAAAATGTTGCAGACGCTTTTTGCGGCATCATCGACATTGGTAAAGAAGTTGCTTGAGATTCACCTGGTGCGCCTTGTGTACCTCTAATCATATTTATCGCTTGGAGATTTCCACCGGATTGATTTGACATAGAGATTGTTTTTACTGCTGTATTGCTCGAGCCTACATCTATGTTGGGAGCCATGCTTTTCAAGATCCCCTTCCAATCGCCGCTGCCTAATACTGTCATTCTACCGGATGGCTGGCCGTCACTTGCGATTTCTGGAACGAAGATTCCAAAGTCAGTGAGGACCTGTCTCATTCTATTAACTTCAGCAGCTAAAAATGTGCCATTAAATGTTCCCACTGTGTCCAGATTTTCGCTCCATGCCGGTCCCAGCACAGGCTGTTGGGTTTCTAGGGCACCCGGGAGATGTTCGTCAAAGACTCGTTTTATTGCATCTTGAGCGCCATTGTAAGGTGTCGCCTTGGCATCTTCAAAGAAGATTCGCAGAATTGATTCTGAAGCGTTTCTTACACTTTGATTAGAATGAGCTGAAACGGTGCCTGGAATTGTTGCTATTGGCGCTGACCTCATTGAAAAATTCAAGGTCGGACATTGAAAAGTTCTATCTTCTCCTTCATATGCATCTTGTAGAACAGCTGCCATTGAATCAGTGGAACGTTGCTGGGCTCTTTCGCTAGAATACTTTAGTGACATTAGTCCGGTGTCTTCGTCGAATTCATAAGACTCGCCGCGAACACTGTCGAAACCATAAATGGGATTCAAATGATTTTCAAAAAAGTAGTTATTTAAAAATCCCATAAAGTCGCCCAGGACAATATTAAAGCCGCATGCATCTTTTAGACGACCCAGACCTCGGATGATACCTAACTCACCGTTAAGTTTTATTGGGTAAGAAGCAAGATTGAGATCACTTGCATATGAAGCATTATGATTAACGCAACCATAGAAGAATTGTATCTCCGCGTAATTATTGCTGCCTGCGAAGCCTAAAGGTTGAGCTAAAAAGATTGAAATTACTTTTGCTAAAGACACGTATCTGGGTGTTCTGTGGCCGCGAACAAATCCTAAGTGGGCACTGGCAGAATCAGTTCCATGCATTCCTCTCATTGTCTGACTATCTACTGTCGACAGCCAGGGATCAGGACCGGAGCGAAGGGCTTGGATTTTTCTATTCCAAAATATAGAAATATTGGTCCTAGCTGATGCTAAGCCTTGTACAGCTTTTTCGAGATCATTAGCTATCTGATCCAGTTCTGGCTCAGGTGTACTTCTAAGTCGAGCAATACGAGTTTGTAAATCACGGATTCCTGCAGCATCTACTTGTAGGGCATATGCACCATTGGAGTTTTCCACGTTGGCAATAACAGTAGAATCTCTAGACGGAAACCCGGGAGTTGGGTCGGACGGATAATGATTACTAGCTTGTAGACACAAGCTTTCAAATCGTTCCATTAGCTTTAATTCATCTACACACAAATCTTCTAGAATTTGCACATCTTGTGTTAAGTCACCTGCTGCTCTGGAGTAAATTTTGCAAGTAATCTCTACTTCTCCCGATGTTGTGAAAGAATAATCTGCAGTAGAAATGGTAAAATGTTCCTCGGTTTTCATTGAATCAATAAACATACCGAACGGGTTATTTTCAAGTGAATGTGGATTACCTGCCGGGTGGGACCAGCCATATGTTATCTTTAGAAACGTCCTACCAAAACCACCAGGTGATACTAGGCCAGAGATCTCTGCCATTCGAGAGCGATCATGAAGCTTTAGTTTCAATGTGCCTTCGGTAAAAATAATATTATTCATGGCTGGGTGGATATTGATTGTCAGTCCCATCAAAGACATGAAAGGCCGGAAAGGGTGCATAACACCGCTGTAGGGTCGATTTAGACCCCCAGTTCTGTGAATTCCCGCAGTCCTCTCATCTCCCCTTACTAGCGTTTGAGGAGACGTAAATACCTCCATCCCGCTCACCCATCGAGCTGAAGAGTCGTCGGGCGGTTCCATTCCCATTCCTTCGAAGTCAATAGCTGTAACACCTTGATCTAGTGCCGCTGATGGATTTGAGGGTCCTTCATCATCTGTAGTTGAGAATTTTGAAGCTTTTGTAATTGAAGCGACATCTTCAGCCGCATAACCTTGATCGCCTAAAAGAAATCTATAAAGATTGGGTGCTTTTACCAAAGGATTGTCATAACCGCCTTCTTGAAAAAATTGAACATCGAGGTACGGTACTGCTCTTGATAATTCATGCGTGGGCAGACTATTAAAGAATACTGTGAGTGCATTCCCATCAGAGGCTGATTTTGTAAAAGTTCCGTGCGTTGATGCTATATGAAAAATTTTTGTAGCATTGGCAGCGCTGGCTACTTCTTCTTCTAGGGCTTCTCTATTGGTATCGTAATTTAGCATACCTCGATGACCGACAGGTAAGCCAGCGCCTGCATCAAAAGCCAAACCACCGGTAAAGATGGCACCTCCTGGCCAGGGGCTACCTGTTACAGAAAAGCCTTTTAGATCCCCGCCCGCGTTATTGTGGGGTTGAATTGCTATGATAGACATCGATTCGGGATCGTCACCAAATGTATTCTCAAGAATTTGAACCATTTCTGCGGCAGGTAAATGTCCTACACAGCTTGAAAAAAGAAGATCTCGAACAAATTCGAGCATGCCGGCTTCACCATTGGGATCTAGACGTTCAGCTATAGCGGCTGCCAATACTTCGCCGCTAGCGCTGCCGTCCTCATTAGGGGCCGTCTCTCCTGAAAAGTCGCCTGGGTCAGCTGAGACTAATGCATCTTCCATTACGTTAGATAGTTTATAATATTCAGCTATTTGCGAGATCGCAGCATGCATTCGATTTAATTGTGCTGTTCCATTTCCCGTACTTCCAGGCATAAGCGTCTATCCTAACGCATCGATAATTGGGTTTACATTAACAGGTATAACAAGTCGGACCCCTGGGGGTACTTGTAGTCCCCAACCAATATTAGATGCTGCTGCTATTACCCACCAGAGAGATGCATCGCCATAAACGCGATGTGCTACTATATCAAGACGCTCAGATTCTTGCAATGCTTCAATACGAACGCTAACTGTACCATTTGCGATCAATTTCTTTACAACTCTTTTTGCTGAAGACGTCCCAAAATATCCTCCAGATCTTCTAAGTGACAACGGATATCTAGTCGGCATAATTAATTCTCCTATTCATCATAAGGATCGCCTCCCCAAGCTCTAGAAGTCTGCCCCACATTGTAGATAGGTGCACGATTCACGCCATACTGATCTATACCAGGTGCTATATCATGCATCGGACTCATGGATATTGTAATTTGACAAGCTTTTGGGGCATTGGACCCGGGGGATGCAGTTACCCAACCGGGACCGTCCATCCAATTGAAGTCCAATTGTGTAAGAGCACCTGCTAAACCTTTACCCCTTGTTGACTCAAATGATTTTACGATCGGATTCTGCTCGGCCTGCATAAATCCCTGGACAATGTCGGCGTATCCCTCTGCGATTGGAAGCGTTAAGTCATCTAGGGGCGTTCCAATGACATCGAACAGAGACGATTTTTGCAAAACTTTCCATCTCATAATTATTTTGTTAGGATCGAAACCGAATTCCTCAAGATATGTAATAAACTGTGCATTTGTTTCAATTTGTTGGTCGTCGGCTTCGGGAGGATCCTGTACTTTTACCGCAACATTACCATACTTGGCAAAACCAAGAAGATCTCCTGCAGCCATGGCTTCTGCTAAAGAATCTAAACTGCTAATTGCGTCATTGATTGCAAAGGTCACATCTTTTGGTATTTCGATATCCATTACACAGCCAATTGGATCATTGTATGCACCAGAGCGCTGGTTTGATTTTGCCCGAAACATTGTATCTGGCGTCCCAAACAAAGGTGGGTCGGATGACGTTGTAAAATCTGTTTGAGTAGCTACTGGATCTGTAACGCTTGGTTCGGAATTTACTGATGCTGGGTCTGTATTTTCGAAACCAAAAAGACGACTAAGCGCAAACTTAGAATAATTTGATTTTATCAGATCACCCAGGCGTAATCTAATTATTGGCGATGCTGTGGGTATTTGAGAAAACGGTGCTGTTATTGTATTTCCGCCCTCCGTAGTTAACAATGTACCTCCGGAGTACTGTGGATATACCATCGTAACTAATTTATTTATCTTCCACCACATCTCATCAAAGTCAGAGGGGTTTGTTGCAAGAACCCAAAAGGTCATTCCAATAGATCTGTTTGTACTGTTATAAGCCATTACTGGATCGGCACGGCCGTAAGCTTTTGTTTGATCCCAACTAACTGAATATGAGTCAGACAAAGAAGTTAAAAAGGCATGAAAAGCAATTATTTCATTTGTCCGAAGATCATGAAAGTAAAACGGCATGTATTCACTATCTAAATGATTCTCCGTGGCGCGGACTACCTCAGCAGAAAGCCTTGATTCTGCGACGTCGTTGACTTTTGATATAGTAAAGCCCTGTGAAGCGTAGGCTTGATTTGTCCATGAGGTGGGAATCATTTTGACAGAGTCCTCAGCAGAACGGAGACCGGAGGCAGCGCCATAATTTCTTACCTTTGCACTAAAAAGATAAGACGATGGAAGTTGTCCTGTACCCCAGACTAAGGTGTCGTGCTCGCCTAATGATTTCTTGCCATCATATCGACTTTTACCTACACGGTATTTTTGAGTCGGCCCAGCTGCGAGAGGCAATGCAGAGAGGGCAGATATGCCGCCTACTAGCGTGTCCCCCAATGCTAAGTCTTGAGCAGGACCTTGATATTCGGTAAGGTTTTGATCGAGTACAGTTTTGTACATTTCTCCCAAAGAAGCCAACAAATTAATATATGCCATTAATTTTGAATTTCTGATTGTTGCTAAAACTTCAGCAATACCCTGAAGAATTGCAAAGAAGCCTCCCTTGAAAGCATCACCTATTGTTAGTCCTATCTCAATCGTAGATCGAATTACTGCTCTAAAGACTATCGAATAGTATCCGGGGGAGTCATTTACATTTTTGCCTCCGGGTAGTGCACCAAAAAGACCACCGCCTTGGGGGCGAATATCACCGTCTTCTGTCCCAAAAAAGACATCAATCCCTAGCGTCACTGCATCTCCGTATGCCATAGTAGCCATACCGTCTTCATTATGCTTGACTCCAAAAACGTGGGGCGGAACTATCATTGCAGTTGGCGGCTTATTTGGCCTTCGGCCGAGGCGATTTCTCATATGGCCTGCGCGCATCGACTGCCCGTCGCCTCGGGTGGTATTGTCCATGGGAGAGGAACACAACATTTCCATAATTTCTGCAACTATTTCTACTAAAATCTCTACTGCAATGACAAGAGCTAAAGTCATCGTTGTCATACCCATTTTAGGAATTGCGCTAAACGGCTCTAGCGGGCTATTCATTGCACCAAAGGACTTATCTCTATAGCCTGGGTTTTCTGTTGCTACCCCTACTGTGTCTGGATTTCCTGCGCCAAAGCCTGGATTGTCTCGATTTTTAGCGTACATCTCATGTCGAGGCACTTTAGAGGCACCTAGCTGGGCTAATGATGGTAACAATGCTTCTTGCGTTAGACCGCCTAAATTAAATCCGCCTGGAGTGTGGCCTGTGGCCATGATAACCATTTTCTCGCCGATATCTTTCATCTCTTTTATTTTTACGGCGGCGCTATCTTCATTATAGACGCCTAACTTATTTTGCTTACTAGCAAATTTTAATGAGTCAACTTGATTATTAGATAGCGTCTCGCCGCGGCCTGCATAGGGGGTATTTTTTCCCGGATCAAAACGATTAGTAGTTGCTAAAACCGGGCTTATTATCACTTCATCTGCTGCTCGACCCAGTGCATCATGACCTGATAGCGATCTATCTTTGCCAGATTTGTCAACTATGTCACCTAACTGGCCGGCGCTAAACGTTCCGCCGCCTCTTGTTTTTGGGTCGCCACCACCAGAGATCTTTTGAAAATAACTAGAAATCTTTGGATTATCAATAGTAGCTTCACCACCTGTATTGTCGTCTAGATATCTTTTAGCTTCGCCGCCGTCACCTGATGTGTATGCAGACGGAGTCCCATCATCGTCTCTTAAAGAAAATTCTTCTGTCTTATCACTTATCGGGTAATCATTACTATTGATTCCCTGGGCTGTCGTATGATGGGTAAATCGACCTAAGGCTTCTTTTAAATCCTTTTTGAGATCGTCTACATACGGATCAGAAGAACTGTCGCCCCCTTGGTCAACCACATAGTCTATCTTTTCAGTACTAGTTGATGATCCGTACGGGTCTTTTCTTAAAAAATCCTTTAGTGATTCTCTCGCCATTGATTATAAGATCCTTCTAGTACTAAGTATTTAACTTCTTCAAATTTTCGTTAAACTCTTCACGTTCTTCGTCGGTCATCGAACCATAGGCTTCACCAAATGATTCAACACTGGGCATGAAAACGTCTTTTATCTCATCTATAAACTTTTCGACGTGTTCTTTTTGAGCTTCGTTTAGTTGTTCAAAGTACTTCTTGAATCTTTCGTCTTCTCTTACTCTTTTCTTAAGATCTACGTTTAAAATATCACTTATATTCATCTCTATTATCTCCCTGTTGTTGCGGTGCCTCTCATCGCATCTGTTTCCTTAAGCGCTACTGCCATTTGTTCAGCATCAATGCTGACATTGAGCGTAACTGTCATAGAAATTGGTCTATCTTTTACTTCATTAAACTCTTCAACTAAGCTAGCTGATCTACCTAAAACTTCGATTGGTAGTGTTATTTCTGGTATTCCATTAACGATTTCAGCAATTGATACCAGCATTGTTGTCAATTGTTCGGCTACACCCTTAACAGTTTCGGCATTTGAAAGTGTCGTTCTCATATTAGAAATTGCTTCATCATTTACAAAGTCAAAGGTTGAAAACTCTATCATGGCATTCTCAAATTTCATCTTTGAACCTGCGATTTCCCCTACATCAAAAGTTCTTGTTTTTGCAACAAAATCCATTGCACCGTCAACCATTTCCCCTACATTCTGGAATATCCCTAAGGCCAGCTCTACTGTGCCGCCAACATTACTTGGAAGATCCATCTGCTGGACCTTGTCGACGGCATACTGAATAGTTCCGGTATTACCTAGTATATGATCAGCAAAGCTTCGTAATAAACTGCCTACCTCTGCTCCCATCTGAGTATTTGTCACACTTGACATTGTGCCGCCGCGGCCAAAGAGGCCGGCTGCAGTTGATATGGCCTCCATCATTGCTGCAATGATTGTTATCTTCTGTTCGATCTGATCTGGATTTACCAGTTCGATTTGATCAAGTCCCGTCATCAACTGGTTAATAGCTGGACCCATGTCCTGGCTCATCGCACGGCCGATTCTTGAGAACATTTCAGCGCCTTCTGTTTGCAACATTTCTAGTAGCTCAGTCTTCCGCTCTTCGGACATAGTAGAAGACATAATATTACCCATTTGCTGTAACGTCATCGACAACGCTTGGGCACCAGCAGAAGTTGCCATCATAATCCCTGTCATTAGATCTGCTGCGCCCTGAATTTGTCCTTCACTAAGATTTGTATTGGCAACAACATCAAGATACATCCCAGCTTGGGCCATAACTCCTGAAATGAGATTTTGGAGCGCGGGAAGCATGCTGACGATGACCGGGCCTAGCGTTCGAGCATAGTTGGCTAGAGCGTTCACATACTTAGCGGAGTCATCATTATCGATATGCTGCATTGCTTTCATTGCATCGCCTGGCTGGAGTGCTGAAGCAAATCCTGCTGCTGCAGAAATTATTGGACCGATATCACCGAGCATAGATGTCTGGCCTGAGCCCATGACTAGGCCGCGCAAACTATTCATGAATCGCGGGCTTAGAAGAGTCGTACTTAGAGTACTCATCAAACCCTGGACTATTGGGCCCATGGTAGCTGCATATTCTCGTTGCGCATTAACAAACTTAGCAGAGTCATCATCATCAATATTTCCACTGGCTAGTGCATCAGCATTTGCTGCTCCGCCGATTGAGGCTGCCATTGCACCTACACCTTCAAGAATCTGGCCGATGCCGCTAAGAAAGTCTATTGCAGATTGATCAACTTGCATTCCAGCAAGCTGTACAAGTGAATCTACTAACCTAACGATTCCGTTGGCCATGAATGCATCTACTAAATCAACAACGACTGCAATGTTGTCTGACATTGTGATGCCTTTCTCTCGATCCAGATCCGTAGGTTTCGCTGCAGCTAAGATTTCCCCAATAGATCCGACAAAACGACCTGAAGTTTCTATTAATGAAATGATTGCTTTGGAAACTATTTCAAATGAGGCGGGATCCTCAATTCTGATTGCTGCTATTGCTTCTATTGCTGGAATAAACGATCTAACTAACGTTGCACCTAAGCTTCCTAAAATCACAAATCCGGCAGCAATAATTGCTACGCCCGCGGTTCCAAACGGCCAGGCCATCAACATGATTCCTAGTGCGGCCGCAACAGGTAAGAAAAGAACTGTCAACCCTATTATTTCTGCCATTGAATCCATAACAGCTGCAACACCAGACGGGTTAGTTCCTGCAGCTTTTGAGACCATCCAAACGATTGCTGCAAATGCACCACCGAGTATGCCCATCATGACACCCAATGCTATAGAGCCCATAATAACGTCTTTAATCTCGGCCGGCTTTATCTTTGCCCTCTTGAGTAATTGGAACATCCCGTATGCGCCCAACATCGTCACACCCATCAAACCCATCATTAACAAAGTCTCTTTCTCTTCGAGAGCTGCGGCTCTGTAAACCTTCATTGTTAACCAAAGTGCACCGATAAATGAGACTGCGCCTATTGTAAACATTACAGCTAACATCGCCAAGGTTCGGCCGGCTTTGAGTATCGTTCTAGGCTTAATTCTGCCAAAAGCTGCAAGTCGCTGACCGAGACTCCTTGCACCAGTAGCCCCCGGAGGCTGCCCCGCGGGGGCTGTGGTTCCTGCTCCATTTTCACCAGGGGCTGGTCTAGCTGCTCTGCCCATGATACGACTCAAACCGGCACTGGCAGCTCCAGCACCAGCCTTTGCACCTGCAAGTAAAGCACCACCGATCATTTTTGCGACGCCAATGATGAATGCGGGCCCGAACATTAAAGTAGTCAATAATACGCCTATTGCGATGGATTTACCTGGGTTGGCCTGGATCCATCCCCAGAGGGCATCTACCATTGCTCCGCCTATATGTGACATCAAGGCCGTCAGATGTGGTTCAAGTGCTTTAAAGACGCGCATCCAAGCACTACCAAGCCTAGCGAATGCTTCAGCTAATTTATTTTGAGCTTCTGTTCCGCCTGCTTGAGAAAGAGTCCCTTCAAGAAAGCTGGCAAGGGTTTCTACCATTGAAGCAGCCCAATTGATCAAATAGGCACCAGCTGTTTGAAGAACTGAGGTGAAGGACGAACCAAAAACATCAATGAAAACCCTGTCAAGTTCTTCCATCGCTCCGACACCACCGCCCATAAAGAGCATATCAAAGAATCCACCGGGTCGACCCAGACCAGAAACTAGCTCGCCTATCTTCATGAGATTATTGATCATCGTATCGAACATACCCGACTGGATCAATCGATTAATGACGGCACCCATTTCTTTTCCTGCCTCATAAAAGGCTTCGTTGAGATCTTGGAATTTAGACAAGTCACCCGACTCTGTCATTGCGTCATTAATGCCTTTGAAAAAGTTTTCCTTCATGCCACCGGTGGTCAGAACCTCAACAAGCCTTGCCATTTCGTCGGCCATACTCGCCATAGCTTTGGTTTGCTTTTGTGTATCAGTCATCTGACTCTTTGCAGATTTCCTGAGGCTCTTGGCAGATTTTCCACGATTCTCCATTGAGAACATTAGGCGAGCTTCAGCATCAGACAACCCTGTTGAATTCATGAGTAGCTTCATTTCCGCGGCATTCAATTGATTGACATCTTTTCCTGTCGCAAAGAATTGTTTTCTCATTGTCTCAAGCATCTTAACTTGATCGCCGGCCGCACCTTGCATCATTTCCATTGGATTTACTGCCATACCAAAGGCTTGTCCGAGCATTGCAGCGGATTCAGCAGCTTGATCAAAATTCATGAATTTGTCGACCATTTTGCCAAGTGTCTTAAAATCCATACCTAGTGTACGCATCTTGGCTGAAATAACAGTTGCTTGTTGTGCAGATATCGCACCCCAGGTGGCCATTGAATTCTGAAGTATTATCATGTCCTTAGAAATTCTTTTTCTTGTCACGCCTGTAGCATCGGCCATTGCATAACTTAGCTGGATGTTTTCATCCATCATTTGTTGCATATCTTGACCAGTTGCGAGGGCTACATTACCCAAGGCTGACATTTCTTCTGCGCCCCAGCCCATGGCCATATTCATATTGGCCAGTCCTTCCGCGGCTTCTCCGGCTCGTTCCCAGAGCGCTTCAACAGCATTACCCATGTCAGACATGGACTGGGTTGCTGCTTTGAATTGTCCGCCTGACATCCACCCAAACTTATTACCCAGTTTTCCTTCGGCATCTGAGAATGTTCCTGCCATGTTACGAATCTTGTCCGCATTCGAGCCAAACTCTTCGGCAGCATCCTGGCTTGCTTGAGCGACAGGTATGGACGCTTTCGCTTGTTCATCCGCAGCTTTCATTAAGGCATCCATCATAGCAAGTGGTGCCATGATGAGTTTCTTATTAATTTCTATAAAGTCGCCAATAAGCTTCTTTGCAAGAGAAGTAACAGCTGAGAACGCTTTTCCGATTAGTTGAAATGCTTTTGATGCTCCGCGGAGAGCGCCTATCATGAAGGTTGCTTTTTTGCCGCTCTTCTCCATCTTATCGGCCATCTGATCAAGAGTGGCAGCAAATGCACCAGTTACTGACTTGCTCTTCTTAAAGTTCTTTTGAAGAGAGGCACCAAATGATTCAGAATTCCCTGTAGCTTTTTCTAAAGATTCTGTATTGTCCTTTAAAGCTTTGTTTAAAGAGCTGGATAGAGAAGACTGCTTAGAAAGCTCTCTATTAAGCCTTCCTTCCGCTGAAGTTCTGGCATTAATTGCTTCAGTAAGTTCAGCAGTGGCGTCAGCTGCACCTCTTGTTTCTTCAGTTAGTTTTTTCGGATCTTTTGGAGCCATCTAGCCTTTTTCCCGTTCTACACTAAAACGCCTATAATGTAATTATACCGGTCGTTAAAACTAGATTTAATTATCTACAATCTCCAGCTCAATCCAGTTGCTTTTCTAAACTCATTAGAAGCTAAATTCTTTCTCTCAATTAACTCTTGCGCACGTTCGAGAGTTGCATCTTTTTCCATAAGGTAATTGTATAGTTCTTGTGTGGCATCAAATACCTCGCCAAGGGCTTCGGTTTTTTCACCTTCTCGTACAAGACTTTCAAGAGTTTTCCTCTCAAGTAAAGATTTTGCAGAAACTAAAGTTATTTTATCAAAGTTATTCATCGGAGTCTCCTAACTTTAATTATTAGGCATCACTTAAATCTTCTCAATCTAGCTGGAGCTTGTGCCCTTGATTTACCCATTAAAGCATTCATCTCAGGGTCATTTGAATGAGCTGCGTGGTGGGGAGGGACTTGTTTTTCAGTTCCCTGCTTTATCTCTTTAACAGTTCTTTCAATAAACCACATTCTATATTTTACTGGTATATTATAAGATTCACGATAAGTGAAGCCCATATAATACATCAAAAGAAAGTGCTGTTCTAGTAGCTCAGGTCTATCATTCGGCGTCAGGCCAAAAAAAGCTCGCACCTAGCGGCACGCTCACCTCCGAGCTTTCACCACAAGCAGTACAGTCAAACCAAGATGACATTTCTATTCCGGGCTCAGAAGAATCAATATGCTTCCTAAGCGCTCTTGAATCTCTTGCTGGCATATTTCGAATAAAGTTGTTAATCTTTGATCGATCGGTAACACCGGCAATTTCAACAACCGTGTATTGAAGTCGGGTTGTTACCATATTGTCAGACAATTGTCCCATTTTCTTTCTTCTAGATTCGAGCTTTTGAATTTCTTCTTCGTCGCTGCCTATCAAGAACTTAAACTTTACCTTCTTTTTTGTATAAGGCAGTTCAAATTCAAATAAATTCATACCAGCTTCAATAGGCTCAATACCCATTCGAGTGATTGGTAATTCAGCAAGATCAAACTCAAACTTAGATTGCGCAGAACATTCAGGACAAGTCACTTCTGCTTTATAATCAGCGCCGTAACCAGTAATTCTTAAGGCAACCATCAAAGCATTTCGATCACCCGAAAGAAGATCGTTTGCTTTTACTCGCTTATCTAGAAGGCATGACTCAATTAGATGAGTAATTACTGTTCCCTTCTTGATTAGGGCCCGTGAAGTAAGAATGTCTTCTTCTCGAGCAGTCATAGGTTTTACATCTACAGTTTCAACACCGTGGAGCGGATGATCAGTTGGATAACATGCGCCTCTCGATGGAAGTGGGACAGCTTCGTATGGAATGTCTAAACCAAAATCATCTTTCATTACATTGCTTATTGGTGCTCCAGGCATATTCATGCCTTCCGGGGCTCCCGAATCAAAAACTTGATTACTTTTTCTCTTTTTACCGGCCAAAACTAAACTCCTTAACTATAGAGATGATATAATACTATTCTTTACTGCAACTTAGTAAAACTATTTGTCAATAAAAGTCAGGATCGTCTTCTGCATAGCTTGACTCTTTAAAACCATTATATTCTCTAACTGTCCCCATGTCAAGAAAGGGTAAAAAATGCTTAGAAAATACATCTCTTATAAGCGTTTCACTATAGAAAATTTCAATATTATCAGTTGATATTTCACGTCTTCCGCTATTTGCAACTTCTAAGTTTCCTGTTGATACAATAAGTTGATCACCTCTTTTATCAAGAATCTCCAGGGGGACACCAACTAAATCTGGATGTTCGTCATCAGATCGAAGTGCTACTATACATGTACTGTCAATAGAATTTGTGAGCTTATCAATAAACTCTTCAAAGATCTTTTCTTTTCCGCATATCATAATAAACAATTAACACTTTTAAGATCACCTGTAAATTGCCTGAATACACTAAAGGCTCCTCACGTGACCCAATAAAAACACGAAGAGGAGCCTATTAATGTTAGGAAGAGAAAATCAGTACTGGAGAACGCAGTTGTCAAATCTGAGTGTCATTGCGATTTCCACCATATCTGATCCGTCGTAAGATAGATCATTGAAGTTGGCCTCAGTTAAGAAGGCTCCTTTGATATCCCAGAGCTCAACAACTGTCCCTACGGGATCGAGCAGCTTGAGCTGGCAATCGCGCTTATAGAAATCAGCATAGCCTGCACGTCCTGAAACAGATTCGAAGTGAGTACGAACCCATTCCATTACCTGCTGGGCGCCTGACGGTGCTATTGGGTCATGAAGTGTAACAGACAAGGTCCCAAACGTTGTTTTTCCTGCAACATATCTATGATGGTTAATCCACGGAATTGCAACTTCCTCTGTGGTAAATGTAGGTCTAGCCGCTGTCTTCATTAAGAAGGCATCGACTCCTTCGATCATGAATACCCACCGAAATTTTCTTTTGGGCTCAAATTTATTGGGTAGCATGTCCGTAACGGAAAGGGTATCAGCCATTTTTAGATTCTCCTAAAATTAGTCTATTGGTAATTATATCGATCATGATGTTTTTCATCTATTATTAAACCTCAGCCCCAGCATTTGTAATTACAAAGTCAAGTGAGATGAACTCTGCAACTCTTGTTGGCTGGAGGAAGATCTTTCCTCTCAAAGTATTGTTCTCGACGTCCGCCTGAGTTGTCGTAGTCGTATCGATTACAACTTTGAATCTATCTAGCCCTTGCTGTTCTTGAATTCTAGTTAGAATAGGCTGGACAGCTGACGAGAATTTTGCAAGTGTGGATTCGCGGTTTGGTTCGAATAGTATTCGATTTCCTACGAGTCGAACTTGTCGTCTTATCTCTATGAGTAATCGTCTTACGTTTACTCTGTCTAGGGATGATTGTGCTGCAAGTAGAGTCTTTTGTCCCCAAACAACGATTCCATCACTTCCTGGGAAGGATGTCAAGGGGTTAATATCAGACTCATAAATTGTGTCTAAGTTGGCTCTACTAAGATTAACTGCAACTGTTCTTCCCTCATTTCTGGGGTCAAGAGCACCTCTTGTAAATCCTGCAGGAGCAAACCATGGATGAGCAACATTATCATTGAGAGAAAATGCGCCAAGAACTGCAACAGAAGGCGGAACCTGAACATTCACATTCATGAACGGATCTCTAATAGTTACATCTGGGAAATATGCTGCTGCAAAAGATGTATCTAGTCCACGATCTTTGAAAGCTGTTACAGTATTGTTGACACCAGGATCTTGGATTGATCCCGTTATTACCTTATTGTCTACATCTCTTTCTTCGACGTCCATTATGTAGAGAGCATCAAATCGATTTTCAACTGCCTCGATCGCTTTGTTCGTGATTTGTTCGTGTCTCACGCCCGGAAGTGCTAAGAGCTTGATATCAACATCAGACTTGGTACTCATAATGTCTAGTGCTTTATCGTAAGCTGAAACTGTTGGACCGTCGCTTTCGCCTTGATTGGTATCATCCATTTCCCGCTTGATTGCAACGTTTTCAAATTTTGTCTTAGCTTCATCAAAGATGTTTACTCCATCAAATCCACCTTGAAGGAAGAATGTAAACTTCGCATATTTTCTTACACTAGAATCACCCAGATCATCTGCAACGCTAAAGCCTCTTGTCTTTTTGCTTGCATTTACTTGGATTCCGCCAGCCCTTACATATGAAGCACTGTGCCATTGTTTGACATCTGCTAATCCAGAAGAGCCGGTTCTTACCTTGATATTCTCAAGAGTGAATAAGTTGTTCTGGAACTTATCTGAATCTAGCTCACCGTAATATGTTGATGCGGCTTTTCCTGAGTTGTCACCAACCCATGCTGCCTGATATGTCTCTTGCCAGCCGGGTAGATAGCGAGTATAGTTTTTCATTCCCGGATTTTTCTTGGTTGACTTATTTGTCTCAAGTACGTTATCTTTCATCTCAAATTGTACACCCCAGTAGTAAGCTGAATCTGCTTGCTCTTTTGGTGGTCTTCCAACCTTGATATCTTCTCGATAAGGTATGGGAAGCGTTTGAGATCTCTTATACGTCGTAGTATAAGGAAGCGTCCCTGTATTTGATACTGGGATATTTAGGCATTCTGTACCGGATGTTACTAAGTGATGTGGTCCGCGGAAACCTACAGGTAGGGCAATATCATTGATTATTCCATCAATAACATCATCGGCTACTTCAATTCTAATATAGCTGGAGTTGTTTGGGTGCTCTCCTTCATAAACTAGCTTTTGAGCACCAAGTTTCTTATCAAAGTCAAACTTAGATGACTTGTCGCCAATCACTCTAGAGATATATCTGTCTGACATTGGATTCAATGAAAGACCTCGGAATTGCTCTAAGACGACTCTATCTGTATCGGTATCATTAAAATCACGAACCAGCAAATCGAACCTACCGTACTTTTCAGTATTAGATGTAGAATTTCTTAATCCTTCAATTGAAATCTTGAAAAGATGATTTGCATAAACACCGTCATCTCTTGAATGAATCTTAAAGAGATTCTTAGCAACTCCACCAAACTTCTGTGACACAACCCATGGAGATCTTGGCGCACGATAACGTGTTTCAAATCCTTCATAGTTTGGTGCTTTGTTTGAAGCATTGGCATTTCTTCCGAGTGCGCCAGTTAAGATAAACGCGCAATCTTGATAAATCGGTAATCCAGCGGCAGCACCTGCACCATTCTCTTCGGTAGCACCTTGAACAAGGACGCCTGAGCCTGTTGGAACTGCCATTGCTGGGTGTATATCCCAATGAGCATAGAGTAAATGACCTGCCGCTTCAGTCTGGAGTGGGTCTGTATTGAATACATTCGAAATATAGTTACCTGCATCTGGATCAAAAGATGCTGTTAAAACCCGCTTGTACTTACCAGAACCCTTATGACCGTTAAGGAGTACAACAAATTCCTGCTTACCATTTCTAATATTAACCGATCCTGTTACGCCACCTACCGGGCCTGCGGCCGTCGCGATGGTTGTCTTGGCAGGTGTCTGATTGACTCCAGCTTTTCCGGTTTGACTTCCGGATAGCATTATACAAACACCAGAAGGTGCCAGAAGTACTCCGCGAATAATTGGTGTAGAACCACCAGTTCCTCCGTCAAAGCCACTGGATGATCCCTGAGACCCTGTTATTGATATAAACGGAGTGGCCCCACCTATTAGATCGTGTCCAGTAATGGAAACGTTACCTACAGGGCCACCAATTGAACTAGTAAGTTGTACGGTTGCCGATCCTGCGACATAATTTGCCGACATACGAAGTTTATTACCTGATGCAGAGCCTGTAGATGAAGCAGCTACACCATAGTCTATCGCATGTTGAATTGAGCCCCAAAGTGATCTTGCAAGTTTTGCAGCAGAGTTTACGCCACTATAGCCAATTGCCCTTGAAGTAGAAGCTTCATTTGTTTTGCTAGAATTTATAGATGCAGAGTAAACATTACCCATACCATCATGAAAAACCACACCAGCGTCGACTTTTGCAGAGGCATATCTATCAATAGTTAGCTGAACCATTGATGATACTGCGGTTGTTTGAACCCCGGGGGCACTTAATGCAGTACTGTGGTTTGACTCTGACATAAAGCAACCCAAGAAGTATGTTCTTCCTAAGACACCATTAGAGTTTGCGTATGGATTAGCTGCAATGCTGCCAGCTGCTTGCACTTGTTTAGCGCCTACAACGAAGCCTGCATTTGTTACTTTTCCATCGGAGGCCTTAGTCTTTCCGTTACCGGCACCAAGGACCCTTAGGTAGGTCACAGCTTTTGCATTTGTTAACCACTCAACAACAGCGAGGGGTCCAAATTTTTCTGCATCAGTTTTGCCAAACTCTGCAACAAAATCCTTAAGTGTTCCGACTACAACGGGCACGAAAGCAGGCCCCCGATTAGCGGTACCAATAATTCCTGCAGGTACTCCAGATGGTGCGACACCTGAAGGGCCTGATAGGTCAATCTCTCTTGTGCTTACGCCTGCGCTTTTAAAAGTTAGTTCTGGCATTCCCCAGTTCTCCTGTAACAGTAATTCATTTCATAACTATTCATTAGACGAAACTTGCGCCTGTTGTATCGACAATAAAGTCAACTGCAATAAACTCAACTGTTCTTGTTGGTACAACAACAATCTTTCCGTTTAATCTATTCGCTGAAACATCCTCGTCTGTGTTATTAGTAGCGTCCATCACCACAGAGAATTTTTCAATTCCGGCTTGGGCTTGGACTAATGCCAGAAGCGGCACGACTTGTCCCACAAATCTTGAGCGTGTCTCAGGTGTGTTCTGTTCAAATACGAATCTATTCGCAATTCCAACAACGATTCGCTTAACTTCAAGCATCAGTCTTCTGACGTTTACTCTGTCAAGTGCTGACTTTGAAGCTTGTAGCGTCTTTTGACCAAAAATAACGTACCCTTCTCTTGGGAATGTTGCAATTGGATTGATCCTAGCATCGTAAAGTTCATCTCTATCGCCTGCATTGAGCCTAACATCGACATTTGAAACCATGTCAAGTGCAGCCCTGTTAAATCCAGCTGGTGCGAACCATGGATATGCAACTTTGTCATTATAAGCCAAAGCAGCGATAGCAGCAACAGAAGGCGGAACTTTTACTTGTCTTCTATTATACGGATCATCAATAAAGATATCTGGGAAATATGTTGCTGAATAATTGTTATCAACTGATCTTCCTGAGAATTCTTCAGACGTCTTTTGTACATCGGGTTTTGCAGTGGAGTCATCAAACAAACGATTTCCATCTTCATCATACTCGATCAAATCCATTAGATAGAAGAGCATGCTATAATCTCTAGCTCTTTGAGCAGCATAATCTGTAATGAATGCGTCTCTTATGCCGGGGATTGCAAGGATATTTGTATTTACAGTCATTTCATCTGTCATTATTTTAACAGCAGTCCTGTAACTTGCAACAGCATTATTATCTTTACCTGTTCCACCTACATTCTTAGCATTTCCGCTTGTATCAACAAGACCAGGAGAGACGAAGCTTCCGTTGGCGCCACCATTTGTATCGGTTGAAGCAGATCGATCATTCATCTTCTTGGCATTTACATCAAGAATGTTTAGACCGTCCCATCCACCGTAGAAGAATGTTGAGAATTTTGCCCACCCTGAGAATCTATTGAAGTAAACGGACGACGTTAGATTTACTAAAGTTCCTAGCGTTACGCGTTGTTTACTGGCAGAATCTTTGATAAGATAGTTACTCGAATCTGGCGCTCCATCTCTAAGATAAGCAGCGTCTCTCATGTGTTGACCAGCTGATGCTGTAAAGTTTGATACGAGGACCGTGGTTACCTTCTGTGATGCTCCTACGAAGTTTCCGAATGCTACCTTAGCTAGTGTAAACTTATTGTCACAGAATTTATCTGCGGATGTTCCTGTAACAAAAAGATCTAGCTTGTTGACTCCCATAAACTTGGTATAGTTTTCAATAAGTTCATTTCTCTTTGAACCGTTATTGGGTTTGAAAGCTGCGTTAGCGATTGATCCAGTTTCTGGATTTCTTTCAAACTTAACACCCCAATAAAACTTAGAATCGGCCACTTCATTCTTCCCTGGTTTCCCTGGGACACCGTCATCATTTGTATTGTCGTATTGACCTTTTGTTACCTTGAATCTGAATGGTATTGGAGGGAGGATAGAACCCGACAGGCCACATTGGGCTGTGTGAGCTAATCTTCGCTTCTGCGTTGCTGGCGGACCTGCTTTTGCGGTTCCGTATGATCCCAAAGCTGCTGATCGATCAGTAAGTGTATCAGAAGTCTTTAACAACTCCATGCCTCGGAACCCGAACGGTAGAGCTGATGCCGGTACTTCACCTTCTTCAACAGCATTGTTCATGACGACTCTTACAGAAGTTGATTTATTTGGATATTTTCCATCAACAATAATTCTTCTTTCTTCTTCATCTTCCGCATCAAAGTTGTAGTACGCCTTTATGTCACCAATAACAGCTGCTACATATCTCTCAGATTTTGGATTCAAGTTACAATTTGGATAGCTCTCAATTACTTGGGGAGCTGCGTCTGTATCACTAAAGCTTCTTATTTCTACCGTGAATGATCCGTAAAGATTTCTAGGATCATCTGATTTTCTAAGATTCCTGATTGAGACTTTGAACTTATTATTTCCCCATGCACCGTCGGAAATTGTTTCGAAGCGGAAAAGATCATATTCGGTTTCACCAAATGGCTGCGAAATAATAGCAGGGGTTTTTGGCGTCGTGAATCTGGTATCAAATCTTCCGTATAAGTCTCTCATCGCTGTTGATGTGAGGCCACCGTCTGAGGACGTCTTTGCTGAACCTGATAGGATACCTACGTCATTTGCGCCGCCTGCTACGTTTGCGATTTCTGGATCGACTGGAAAGTGAGCGTAGAGTAAGTGCTGTTCTTTTAAGAATAGCGATGGATCAGTATTGAGAATATTTGCAATATAGAACGGTGAGGATGGATTCAAAGAAGCTGAAAGAATTTTAATACCCTTTCTACTGTCATCCGCTGCAAAGTCAGAGCTGTCAGATGAAGAAAGGACGATCTTAAACAGTCCTCTGTTATCTCCAGTTCTAATAATCCTTGCTGTATCGTTCAATGTTGCAAACGATCCCTTTGCAGGGGTTGCCTGGCCGGAACCGTCGAGAACCATCACTCTTGTTCCGGAGGGGGTCATGATCATTCCGCGAATCAGATTTACATACTCTGGTTCCGTATAGTTACCGGTATCAAATGATCCGTTATCAGTAAACATTGGACATGTGACAGACTCACTGGCTGAAACATAATGTCTGGCTGCGATAAACTGAACCGCGCCTTGATGTCTACCATCGATACTAGAATTTGATGACTTTGAAGAAAGGGCAAATCCTGCATTTTTAACAGTACCCCTCGACTTTGTGGTATTCATATCATCAAGTGAATCATTGGCGCCCGCGCCAAGTACTCTTAAATAAGTTAAAGAATTTCTATGCTTTAAAAATTCTCTTACGGCGTATGGACCGAATTTCTCCGGGTCTACACCACCAAATCTTGTTCTAAAGTCCTCAAATGTCCCTATTGTGACAGGAACAAATGCTGGTCCTTTTTCAGAAGTACCGATGACACCTGCAGGGGTTCCAGTTGGACCCTGGACTACGGGTGCGACATCAATTTCTCTCTCAAAAAAACCAGGTGAACGAAAAGTTTGCTCAGCCATTACTGTATACTCCTCGAGTAGTTACATTATAAATATTCACGAACAGATCAAAATACCCAACACCATTGCTGTTAGATGAAATCAAGTTCAATTCTTTGTTTTTAGTTATCATTTTTCTTTCTCTGCACTAACATTTAAATCCGCAAAACTTTCCATTGCCTGACTTGACATTACCGTCTCACCAGTCCTGGAGTCGGATGATAAGACAGGTAGATACTGAGATTTGTCTTGTCCGGTGAACGGATCTTTGACATATGTTAGTACCTGTCGGGTTTCGCGGCCTCTCCAATTTTTTTCTCGACCGTGCTTGTCTAAGATTGAAACTTCCCCCAAAAGAAAATCGTCAAGATCAAAAGAGCCCATAGGCGATGAAGCTTCAGTTCCACCTTTTACTTGCGATTTTTGACTTTGCATTCCGAAGTGAACAGTTGGGGCAGAATAATAGCTCCTCAAGGGGCTTCCCTTGCCTTCCGGATCATTTGCTACTAAATATCCGTCGACCACTACTGAAAAGGAGTATCTTATTACCCTTTCTTGATCAGTAAAGTCATCAAAATTATTTCCATCATTGAAGTCATCTTGAATGTATGCAACAAACCAATATCCGTCTTCTGTCGATATTTTAAAATTATTTCCAGGAGCGTGGTATGCAACCATCATTTGCTCAATCATAGAATTCATATGTGTTGAATATTGAGCCCAAAATGTTACTTCGTAAGTCATTCGAACAAATTTTGGAAATGGAATTGTAATTACTTCAAATATATTGTCCCCCAAATCTGTTGCTAAGCTTGGATTGCTAGGACCTGACTTGAACTGTCTATTCCCTACTGTCCCTGGCTTAACTGCCTTTTGAGGTTCATCTTTATCAATGATATGATTGTCAGATGAAATATTGTCTTGATTTGATAGTTTTAATTTGTTTTGAATTTTTTGATAATTTCTATCTTTATCAGAGAGACGCTTCTTAACAACCATGTCTCCAGTATCTCGGCCGCGGCCGGCTTGAGATATTGACTGACTTAATCCTGTTCGTCTGATAGAGATCAAGGGCAAGATGATCGCTCCGTTAGCGTCCCTTATCGGCTTTTGTCGTTTGACCAAGGCGAATCTTTCACCTGTTGCAAAAACAACGGGCACTGGTGCTTGCTGCTCGCGGTGAGTAATTCTTACTTGCAAAGTCTTGTCATAAAAATCAAATAGTGCCTTATCTACCTGTTCTAAACCGCAAGCTGGGATATGGAGACCTTCTGTGATATTGTCACCATCATATCCGGTGGGCAACCTGTGAGCACCATCAACCATATCCCTATTTGCATAGGTTTGTGAAGTTGTTTCGCCCTCTGTTAATCTAGTAGTATCAGACATATCTCTCACTCATCATAGAAAGAAGATCCCGATCCTGTCGAGTCCCCTCTAGATGATACCTCTTTTGGTTCTGTTATTGGCGCTTCAAGAAC